CGAGCAAGCATCTGTCGCCATCTTCCGCTGATAGGAGAGAACCATGACCGATCAGCGTATCATTTACCCCACGGACGAAGGCGGCGTGGTCGTCGTTATCCCGGCCCCTGAGTGGCTCGCCCAGGAAGGCAACACGCTGGAGGCTCTTGCCGCCAAGGACGTGCCTGCGGGCAAGCCCTGGAAGATCGTCAGCGTTGCGGACATCCCGACCGACCGCACGTTCCGTGGCGCATGGGAGTACGCCGAATGATCACGATCAACGTGAACAAGGCCAAGGCCATCGCGCACGACATGCGCCGCCAGATGCGCGCTGCTGAGTTCGCGCCGCACGACGAAGCCATCGCCAAGCGCCTGCCCGGCACGGTTGAGGCTGAAGCCGAAGCGGCTCGCGCTGCCATCCGGGCCAAGTACGCTGTTATGCAAACCGAGATCGACGCGGCCTCCACGCCCGACGAAATCAAGACCGCACTGGGGATGCCCGCATGAGTACGCTACAGGCGACCAACCTCAAGAACGCCGCCTCTGCGAGCAACAACATCGTCCTCGACGCTTCGGGCAACGCAGCCTTTGCGGGCACTGCGGCGATGGCGAGCAGCTTCCTGCGGAACCGCATCATCAATGGGGACATGCGGATCGACCAGCGGAATGCTGGAGCGAGTGTCGTCGTTTCATCGTCGGGCAACTTCGACGTTGATCGCTGGTACGCCGTTGAAGACACCGATGGCACCATGACCATGCAGCAGAGCACTACGGCTCCTGCTGGCTTTGTGAACTCAATGGTATTTACGACCGGCACCGCCGACGCTTCTTTGTCGGCATCGCAGTACGTCGTTACCGGCCAACAGATCGAAGGCGTGAACGTGGCCGACTTGGGCTGGGGCACCGCCTCTGCTCAGAGTGTGACGCTTTCTTTCTGGGTGCGCTGCTCGCTAACCGGCACGTTTGGCGGATCTGTCCGCAATGGTGGGTTCACACGCAGTTATCCGTTTAGCTACAGCATCAGCGCCGCGAATACCTGGGAATACAAAACGGTCACCATTCCTGGCGACACGACCGGCACTTGGCTGACCGACGCCGGCGTCGGTATCCGCTTGGCGTTTGGTCTCGGTGCCGGCAGCAGCTTTAGCGGCACCGCCGGGTCGTGGAGCGGCTCAAACCTTCTCTCCACGACCGGGGCAGTTTCGGTCATCGGCACGGCTTCGGCAACTTGGTTCGTGACCGGCGTCCAACTTGAAGTCGGCGCCGTCGCAACGCCGTTTGAGCGCAGGCAGTACGGGCAGGAACTGTTGCTCTGCCAGAGGTATTTCCAGAAGACATTCAACCAGAACGTGGCCCCGGCGCAGAATGCTGGTTTTGATGGTAATCTTACTGCGTCTGGCTCTGTGACTAATGTATCTATCAATGCAAGCTGGTGGTTTACCTGCCCGATGAGGGCGGTGCCGACCGTTATCACCTATGCTCCAGATCAAGCATCAGCGAATTGGAGCGACCAGGGCGGCTCAAGGCCCATTTCCACCGTGACCACATTTGGCCAGTCCTCCATTGGCATACGCGGTCAATTTTCTGTTCTTGCTGGTGGGTACTACGGCATCCAGGCAACGGCATCTGCGGAACTCTGAGCCATGTATACCAACGCCCAATACATCGCCTTCAACGGCGTCAACACCAGCATCCGCTGCGACATCAACGGCGTGGCCAGCTTCGTGCCGCTCGACCCGGCGAACACCGACTACGCTGCGATCATGGCTTTGGTGGCGGCGGGTGAACTCACGATTGCTCCTGCGGAGTAGGCGGCCATGCCCCAAGACCTCTACAACATCGCCGTCGGGGTCGCCGGAGCGGCAATCGGCTGGATGCTGAAGGTCGTCTGGGAGAGCGTCCGCACCCTCCAGGACGAGATGAAGCGCATCGAGCGTGAGCTTCACACGTCCTACGTCAGCAAGGACGACTACAAGACCGACATCCAGGAAGTGAAGGAGATCCTCAAGCAGATCTTCGATCGCCTGGACCGCAAGGCCGACAAATGATGCAGGTCGTCCAGCGGCACATCCTGCTCATCTCAATCTACACGCTGGCGATGGTCATGCTCGCCATGGTGTTCGTGCTGCTGTTCGGCCTCTTCGACGAGAAGGTCAACAACGACAAGATCTTCGAGGTGCTGGGGCCTGCATTCTCCACCATCGTCGGCGCGCTCGTTGGCCTCCTCGGCGGCCTGCGCCTGGGGCAATCCTCAGAGAACCGCGACTGATGGACCAGCTCCTAAACCTCGTCCGCACGGTCGCCCCCTCCATCGCCACGGCCGTCGGCGGCCCGCTCGCGGGCATGGCCACGCGCGCCATCTCCGAGGCCCTGCTGGGCAAGCCGGACGGCACCGAGGCCGAGCTGGCAGAGGCTGCGAAGAACGCCACGCCGGAGCAGCTGCTCGCGCTGAAGCAGGCCGAGCAAAACTTCACGGTGCGAATGAAGGAGCTGGAGATCGACATCCAGCGCATCGACGCGGCTGATCGCGACAGCGCCCGCGACCGCGAGGTGAAGACCGGCGACTGGACCCCTCGCCTCCTGGCCGCCGCAGTCACCTTCGGCTTCTTCGGCGTCCTGTCCTGGATGATTGCCTACGGCCTCCCCGTGAATGGCGGCGAGGCTCTGCTTGTCATGCTGGGCACGCTCGGCACGGCTTGGGGCGCAATCGTCAGCTACTACTTCGGCTCCTCCGCCGGATCCCGCGAGAAGACCCAGCAGCTCAATCAGGTTCTGAAGGGCAGCAAGTGAAGCAGAACTTTGAGGCCAGCCTCGCTCACGTCCTGAAGCACGAGGGCGGCTGGGCCGACCACCCGGCCGACCCGGGCGGCGCCACCATGAAGGGCGTCACCCTCAAGACCTACTCCGACTGGCTTAGCCGCCAGGCCACGAAGGACGAGCTGCGCAACATCCCCGCCGAGCACCTGCGGACGATCTACAAGGCCCGCTTCTGGGACGCCGTGCGCGGCGACGAGCTGCCCTCCGGCCTCGACTACGTCGTGTTCGACATGGCGGTGAACAGCGGCCCCGGACGAGCGGCTCGCATGCTGCAGGCCGCCGTGGGCGTGACGCCCGACGGGTCGATCGGCCCGAAGACCCTGGCCGCGGTGAACGCGCAGGATCCCTCCACCCTCATCGCCACTTTCCAGCGCAACCGCCAGCACTTCCTGGAGGACCTCCCCACCTTCGGCACCTTCGGCAAGGGCTGGACCCGTCGCGTCACCGAGGCGGGCGAGATCGGCCTGAAGGCCGTCGGCGGCCAGGTCGCCTGATGCCGGGGCCCGGCACCCTCTCTCGGCGCTACCCAATTCAGACCGCCGATGGTAGGCTGGCGGATGCCCGCGTGCGTGGGCGAGTGCCCGAGGAGTTGTCGTAATGGCAACCGCCATGACCTACGCCTCGCTCAAGGCGGACATCGCCCGCTACCTCGAGCGCGGCCTGACCGAGGCGAGCGACCCGACCGTCCACAACGAGATCCCGACCTTCATCGGGTTCTGCGAGCGCCGCCTTGCGCGGCAGCTGAAGATCCAGGGCACGACCGAGGTGGTCACCACCACCATGGCGGCCGGCACGTCGGTCTACGCCAAGCCCGATCGGTGGCGCGACACGATCTCCTTCAACTTCGGCGGCGGCGCCACCTTCAACGAGCGCACGCCGATCTTCGGCCGCTCCTACGAGTACTGCCGGAACTTCTGGCCGGACGAGACGCAGCGCGGCGCGCCGAAGTTCTACGCCGACTATAACTACCAGCACTGGCTGATCACGCCGACGCCCGACCGGGCCTACCCGTTCGAGGTGCTCTACTATGCGCTGCCGCCTCTGCTGGGCGACGACCTGCAGACCAACTGGCTGACCGAGTACGCGCCCCAGGCGCTGCTCTACGGGTCGCTCCTCGAGGCCACGCCGTTCCTGAAGAACGACGAGCGCATCGCGACCTGGAAGTCCTACTATGACGAGGCGGTGGGCCTGCTCGCGGCCGAGGACGCGCAGAAGATTATCGACCGCAACGCCCAGCGGCGGGAGGCCTGACCGTGTCCTACACTTCCGTCTTCGGTGGAACGCCGATCGGACCCGCCCAGGTCTCCTATGCCTCCTATGCCCTGACGGGCGCCAACAGTCCGCTGCAGCTGGTGTGGCCGCTCGAGAGCAGCGGCGGCCTGCCTGTCGCCGCGATCATCGACGTGACCGCCAACGCTCCGTCGCTCGCGCTGCGGATGCCGGACGCGACGCTGGTGTCGGTCGGCGAGACCGTCCTGTTCAACAACGTCGGCCTCAACAACGTCGTGATCCAGAGCGCCTCCGGCGCCGCGCTCGTCTCCATCGCCCCCGGCTCGGCCTGGCAGATCTACCTGACCGACAACACCACCGTCGCCGGAACCTGGCGGGTGTTTCAATACGGCGCTTCGATTTCCGTCGCGAATGCCGCCGCCCTCGCCGGCGCAGGCATCAAGGCGATCTCAACGACGCTGAACCAGTCGGTCCCGATCATCTCTTTCAGCAGCTCCGGCTACATCACCGGCGTCAACGACCGCGCGTCGCTGCTGCTCTACTCCGGCACGGCCGGATCCCTGGTGCCAGCCGACGCCTCGACGCTCGGCTCGGACTGGTTCGTGCTGGTCCGCAACTCCGGCTCCGGCGCGCTCACGATCGACCCGACCGGGCCTCAGACGATCAACGGGGTTCCGACGATCTCGCTGCAGCCTGGCGATAGCTGCTTCGTGGTCTGCGACGGCGTCGGCTTCTACACGATCGGCCTCGGCCAGAGCGCGACCTTCGCCTTCGACTACACCGCGATCAACATCTCCGGCGGCGGACCATTCACCCTGACGGGCGCTCAGCTCAACCGCATCGCCTACCGCTTCACCGGCGCGCTGATCGCGAACCGCGAGATCATCGTCCCGACGACGGTGCAGCAGTACTGGGTGACCAACGCGACGACGGGCGCCTTCACGCTGACGGTGAAGACGTCCGCCGGCACCGGCGTGGCCGTCGTCCAGGGCGGCAGCGCCATCCTATACTGCGACGGCACCAACGTCGTGGCGGCCGACACCGCAAGCCTCGCGGTTCCGATCTCGGTCGCGCAGGGCGGCACCGGCGCCACCACCGCAGGCGCTGCGCTGATCAACCTGGGCGGCACCAGCACCGGCGTGGCGGTCTTCCAGTCGGCCTCCCAGGCGGCGGCGCGAACCGCCATCGGCACCAGCGCCGTGGGCGATGCCCTCATGACGGCGGCCAACCAGGCCGCGGCGTGGTCGGCGCTTGGCGTGGCTCAGGCGGGCAACATCAACGGCGGCTCTTTCTGATGCCCGCAACGCCCACGATCATCCGCTCGACGCCAGGCATTAAGCGCGACGGCACGATCTTCCAGGGCGATCACTACGTCGACGGGCAGTGGTGCCGCTTCCAGCGCGGCTACCCGCGCAAGATGGGCGGCTATCGTCGCGCCACGAGCCAGCTCGCCGGCGTTGCCCGCGGCATGCACGCCTTCTCCGAGAACGGGCAGACCTACGTCCACGTCGGCGAACAGGCGCGCGTTGAGCAGGTGATCGTCGACAACCAGGCGGTTGCTTCGCCGGTGGTTGACCGCACCCCCGCCGGCTTCGTGTCGAATGCCGCGCACCTCTGGCAGTTCGACGTGCTCTTCGACAGCGTGACGGGCGGCCAGAAGCTCATCGCGCACGCCAGCCTGAACCTCACGAACCAGGACGAGACCACGAACAGGCCGATCTACGTCGGCGACGTGACGGGCACTGGCGCGCTCGTGGCGGCCGGCGGCAGCGCTCCCCAGGTCTCGGGCGGCGTCGTCGTGCTGCACCCCTACGTCTTCGCCTACGGCACCGATGGCTATGTGGCCTGGTCGGTGCCCGGCAACCCGAACGATTGGACGAGCAGCGGATCCGGCGACGGCTACGTCACGGGCCAGAAGATCGTGAAGGGCCTGCCGCTCCGCGCCGGCCCGGGCAACTCGCCCTCCGGCATCTTCTGGTCGCTCGACAGCGTGATCCGCGCGACCTTCGTGGGCGGTGGGCCGGTGTTCCAGTTCGACACCGTCAGCGCCACCAGCTCAATCCTCTCGAGCCAGGGCGTGATTGAGTACGACGGCGTCTACTACTGGGCCGGCGTCGATCGCTTCCTGATGTTCAACGGCGTCGTGCGCGAGGTGCCGAACCCGCTGAACCTCAACTGGTTCTTCGACAACCTGAACTTCGCGCAGCGTCAGAAGGTCTTCGCCATGGCGGTGCCTCGGTACGGCGAGATCTGGTGGTGCTTCCCATTCGGCAACGCGACCGAATGCACGCACGCCGTGATCTACAACGTGCGCGAGCAGACATGGTACGACACGGTGCTGCCGAACGCCGGCCGATCGGGCGGGATCTTCGTGAACGTGAGCGCGAAGCCGCTGATGGTCGGCTCTTCGCCTATGACGGCGACGCAGAACCTCTGGCAGCACGAGGCCGGCTTCGACGAGATCGACGGTATCAGCATCAGCGCGATCCGGTCCTACTTCGAGACGGCCGATGTCTCGCTCGCGGCGCTGCCGAAGGACGCGACGAACAAGGCCATTCGCATCTCGATCATTGAGCCCGACTTCGTGCAGCGGGGCAACATGACGGTGCGCGTGACTGGCCGGTACAATGCCCGAGCGCCGGCCGTGCCCAGTGATGCCCGGACGTTCCCGGCGATCGCAACCGACCCGTCCGAGCAGGTCGTGTTCCTGAAGGAGATCCGGCGCGAGCTGCGGCTGATCTTTGAGAGCAACGAGATCGGCGGCGACTACCAGATGGGCCAGGTCATCGCCCACCTCGAGCCTGCGGACGCGAGGATCCTGTCGTGATCCTCCCGACCCGGAACATGACCGTCACCGAGTGGACGGACATGATGGCCCTGACGCTGGAGAGGTACGGCGCCATTTCCCGGCTGGACGACCCGGAAATGTGGAAAGACTGGGCCAACCGTGTCATAGCTATTCCGAAGATTTCGGCTACACTGCCCCCGATCCCGGACTTCTTCGACGATTGGCGGGATTGGGCTGAGAGGTTCGTTCAGATGGCGCTCGCCGAGGTATGACATGAACGGAAACACAGTCTCCTACGAGCGCGTCAGCTACACGCCGGTCATGGTCGACATGAGCCGCCCGGGCGCGACCCCCTATGCCAAGGGCGGCCTGGCTCGATCGGCCAAGCGGGTCGCCGGCGCGGGCGAGGGCGGCGACAGCATGATCGTCCACGTCAACAAGGCCGAGTTCGAGGAGATGGTCCGTCACTTCGGCCCCCCCGAGCGGAACCCGCAGACGGGCATGTATGCCTTCAAGCCCTTCTGGAAGCAGAAGTGGTTCAAGGAATGGGCCGCCCCGGTGGCTACCGTAGCTCTGAGCGCGATCGCCCCGGGCGTCGGCACGGCGCTCGGCGCTGGCCTCGGCCTAACCGGCACGGCGGCCTCCACCGTCGGAACTGGCCTGATCGGCGCGGGCCTGGGCGGCCTGACGGGTGGCGGCAAGGGCGCTCTGACGGGCGCCCTGACAGGCGGCCTGGCGGGCTATGCTCTGCCGGCGGCGGGCATCACCGGGACGCCGGCCGCGGACGGCAGCGTCTTCTCTGGCGGCATCTTCTCCCCCACCGGGGGCTCGGGCATCGCGCCGGCGATCAACAACCTGTTCAATGGCGCCCCGGCCGCTGCGGCTGCAGCTCCAGGCGCGGCTGCCCCTGCGGGTGGTGCGGCTGCTGGTGGTTCTGGCGGCATTGGCGGCGCGGCTGCTGGCGGAGCGGGTGGCGCCGCGGCCGGCGGGGCTGGCGGAGCAGCCGCTGGCGGCACCTCCATGCTGAACCGGGTCGGCCAACTGGCGGCGCTCGGGCTGGTCGCGAATGCCGCTCTAGGCGGCGGTGGCAGCAGCCAGTCTGGCGGCGCCACTCCAGCGCCCCAGCAGAACGACCCGAACATGAGCCGCCCCCTCCCCCAGGTCGAGTTCAGCCGCACGCGGACGCAGCCGACCGGCGACATGCGGCGCTACGCCATCGCCGGCGGCGAGCGCGACTTCTACGAGGACAACGAGCTGCCGGAGATGCCGCGCACCGCCGCCGCCATGGGCGGCCTGATGCGCGCCGCTCAGGGGCGGTACGTTAAGGGCGACGGCCATGGCCGCGAGGACCGGATCCCGGCGCTGCTGTCGGATGGCGAGTACGTCTTCGACGCCGAGACGGTGTCCATGCTGGGCGACGGCTCGTCCGACGCCGGCGCGAAGAAGCTCGACCAGATGCGCGAGCAGATCCGCAAGCATAAGGCGGGCGGTCTCGCGCGCGGGCGCATGAGCCCCGACGCGAAGGATCCGTCGCGCTACCTCAAGATGGCGGGGTGAGCCCATGAGCGTCACCGACTTCCTGTTCCAGGGCAAGGCTCCGCCCTCGGTCAACACCTACGGCACGACCACCGCGAACATCCCGCAGTGGCTGTCCGACTACACGCAGGGCCTCCTGGCCAAGGGCAACGCCGTCGCGGCCGAGCCCTACCAGACCTACGGCGCCCCGCGCCTCGCCGACTTCAGCCCCGCCCAGCGCGAGGCTTTCGCGGCCACCCGCGCTCAGCAGGGCGCCTTCACGCCGACGATCAACCAGGGCATCGGCGCCATCAACCAGGCGACGCAGACCTCCGGCTTCCAGGTTGCTGATCCGACGCTCAGCCGCGCCACCGGCATGTCGCCGATGGCCGGCGCGATGCCGTACCTCGGCGCTGCGGGGCAGACTGCGCCGGGCATGGTTGGCCAGTACATGAGCCCCTACCAGGATGCGGTCGTGAACCGCATCGGCGACCTGGCGGCCCGGCAGCTGCGCGAGAAGCTGATGCCGCAGGTGAGCGACACCTTCGTGCGGGCTGGCCAGTTCGGCTCCAGCCGCATGCAGGAGGCTACCGGCCAGGCGCTGCGAGACGTGCAGGAGAGCGCGCTGGCGGCCCAGGGCGACCTGCTGAACAAGGGCTACCAGGGCGCGCTGGCGGCGGCCCAGGAAGACATGAGGCGCCAGGGCCAGATCGGTCAGACGATCGGCAACCTCGGCCTGCAGGAGCAGCAGAACCTCGCCCAGCTCGGCCAAGTTCAGGGCAACCTGCAGAACGTCAGCAACCAGAACCTCATCGCCGCCGGGCAGCAGCTTGGGGCCCTTGGCCGCATCGGCCAACAGGTGGGCTACACCGACACGGCGGCGCTCGAGGAGATTGGCAAGCAGCAGCAGGCCCTCGACCAGCGGAACCTGGACGTGGCCTACCAGGACTTCGTGGCGCAGCGGGACTACCCGAAGACGCAGCTCGGCTTCCTGTCGAACCTCGTGCGCGGCCAGCCCTACTCGCAGACGACGAACACGGCCTCGACGGGCCCTGCGCAGGTTTACCAACCGTCGGGCCTCTCGCAGATCCTGGGCGGCCTGACACTCGCGCGCGCCTTGGGCGGCAGCTGAACCGGGAGACATCGGAATGGCTGAGAACGAACCCTCCGGCGGCTTGGCCCAGGTGCGCCAATTTATTGAGCGGGAAGCGAGCGATTTCCCCACTCAGTATCGCCAGGCGCAGGAGAACATCCAGCAGAGCCTTGAGCAGGGGCGGGCCGCGAACAGCGCGCTGATGGAGTTCCTAAACAGCCAGCGCGGCACCGGGCCGAGCCCGCTGCTGCAGCTCGCCTCCGGCCTGCTGCGCCCGACGCGTGCAGGCGGCTTCGGCGAAAGCCTGGCGGCTGGCGCGGAAGGATATGCGGGCGCCCTCCAGCAGCAGCGCCAGAGCGAGCTGGACCGCGCGATGCGGATCCAGCAGCTCCAGGCCGCGACGGCGAACCTTGGCATGCAAGCTGCTCAGCAGCGGGCCGCGCTGACCGGCCAGGCGCTGCAGTTCCCGACGCAGCTCGCGGGCGCCTATGGCGCGATGGCTGACCTCCCTCTGCTGCGAGGCGAGCCCGCGCAGGGCGGCGTCCCCCAGACGCGCACGCAGCTCACGGTGCCGGGCGCAGCTCAGCCCCCGATGCCGTCCGCATCCCCGGTTGGTCCGCAGCCGCAGGTCACCGCGACGCCACTGGCGCCGCCTGCCGTTGCCGCGCCTGCCGTTGCCGCCCCCGCAGCGCCTGCTGTTGCAGCGCCTGCGGCGCCCGCTGCTGCAGCGCCTGCGGCTATGCCGGAGGACGTCGGAAACCTGCCGCCCGAAGAGTTCAATCGGCTGTTCAACGAGTACGCCAACAGCCTGGGAGCGCCCATTCCCACGAGCCCGTCGGAGGAGACATCCCTCGAGCGGCTGCGCGCGCAACAGGCTGGCGCACAGCCGGCGGCTGCCGCTCCTGCCCAAGCTGCTGCTCCAGCTGCTGCTGCTGCCCCTGCTGCACCCGCGCCCGCGCCGGCTCCAGCGCCCGCAGCCGAGCCCGCCACCCGCGGCGTCATGTCGAGCGACCCGACGGTCGCGGCGGCTCAGCGCCTGCTTGCCGAGGCCGCTGCCAATCCGAGCCGCTATGCTGGCCCCCAGGGGCGACAGCTGGTGGAGCGCGCGCGGACGATCGTGCGCGAGAGCCCCGAGGGCAGGGCGGAAATCAAGAGGGCAGAGGAGCAAGCGCAGGAAGACGTGCGCCAGGCGAACGCCGCGAACGTCGCCGATCGCCGCTTCATGGACAGCACAGCCGAGCAGCAGGCTCGCACCTTCCAGGAGCTGGTCAACAACGCCGGCGAGAGCAATCAGGCGCTGGGGCGTCTGCAGCAGCTCGAAGTGGTTATGCGCGACCTCCCGAGTGGCATCCCCGGCTGGTTCGCCCAGCAGGCTGCGCGCCTTGGCCTCGGCCCGCAGGCCACGCAATACGAAGTCGCTTCGGCCCTGCTGAAGCAGCTGATCCCGGCCCAGCGCCAGGGCATGCCGGGCGCCGTGTCCGACTTCGACGCTCGCAACTTCGAGGCCTCTCTGCCTCGCCTGATGTCGACGCCCGACGGTCGGCGCATGGTCTCCGACACGCTCAAGTCGGTCGCCGAATACCAGATCGAGCGTGGCAACATTGCCATGATGGCGCAAAACAACGAGATCACCCGGCAGGAAGCGCTGCGCCAATTCCGGCGGATGCCCAACCCGTTTGCTCGGTTCAACGAGTACCAGGACCGCTTCGCAGCAGACCAGGCCCGGCAGCGTGGCGCCGGTGGCGGCGGCCTGACGCCCAACGCCGACGGATCGTTCACTTGGTCTCCGGGAGTTCCCTGACATGGCTGAGCAGATCCGCGTCAACGGCCCGAACGGTCTCGTCGTCAACTTCCCGGCCGGCACATCGCCGGAGACGATCAACCGCGTCATGCAGGAGGCCGCGAGCGGCCGACCCGCAGCTCCGCAGATGAACCAGATGGAGGCGGCCGCTCAGGCGGCGAGGGCCGGCTTCCAGGCCAACTTCAACGACGAACTCGCGGGCCTGCGCGCGGCCGGCGTCGCGGGCCTCCCGGAAGCCGTTCGCGGCGTGGCCGAGCGAGTTCCTGCGCTCGGGGCGCTCGCCGCGAATGTCGGCGGCGCCCGCATGGCGGCCGAGCGCGCATTCCCTCAGACCTTCGGCGCCCGCGCGACAGAGGCCTACGCGCCAGCTCGTGATGTCGAGCGCGCAATCGACAAGGCAGCCGAAGAGCAGTTTCCGAACACCTACCTCGGCGCGAACATTGCCGGCTCAGTCGCAATGCCGCTCGGCCTGGTGGGCCGGGGCGCGAAAGCTGCGATCGGCGGGGGCGGCGCTGCTGGCGCAGCCAGTGGCTTCGGACGCGGCGAGGGGGCGGAAGAGCGCCTCTTGGGCGCAGCAACCGAGGGCTCTCTTGGCGCAGCTTTCGGGGCGATCCCGGCCGCCGGCATGGGCGTCTTCAATACTGCTCAGCGCATCCTCGCTCCCCAAAGTTTCGCCGAGCGCGTCGTGCGCCGCACGATCGAGGCCGATCGCGCTCGAGGGGTAGAGGACGTGCTTTCGCCGGCCGACATCGCGGCGGCGCGAACGGCTGCCCAGGATGTCGTGGTCGGCGACCTTGGCGCCACCGGGACGCTTCGCCTGGCGCGAGCTGCCGGCAACGTCTCTGAGGACGCATCCGCCCGCCTGCGCGCTTCCACCGATCCTCGGTACACCGAGCAGAAGGGACGCTTCGGAGACTTCATCGAAGACCTGTTCGGCGGCAACCTGAACATGACTTCGACCAACGACACTCTGCGCGCCACAGCGAGCCGCGTAAACGCTCCGCTCTATCGCTCTGCTTACCAGGTGGGCGAAAATGCCAACCTGTGGACCTCTGAATTGGAGCAACTTGCGCAGTCGCCTTCTGTGCAGGCCGCGATCCGCGATGTCCCCGCGAAAGCCGCAGACCGTGCTGCGCTTGAAGGCAACATCGTCATTCGCAACCCCTTCAGCTTCGACGATCAAGGCCGCCTTGTTTGGAACACGGCCCCCGGTGGCGGACAGATCCGACCGAACCTGCAGTTCTGGGATCAGGTTCAGCGGAACCTGCGCGAGGCAGCCGAGGCAGCAACGCCTGGCAGTTCTCGGCAGAGCGATCTGAGGGCGCTTCGCAACCGCCTAAACCAGGAACTCGACGCAGCTGTGCCGGAGTTCGGCAAAGCGCGCGGCATGGCTCGCCAGTTCTTCGGCGCGGAAGACGCGCTGGAGGCGGGCCAGAACTTCTTTCGGCAAAACCGCGCGATCCAGCTGACCGACACGCAGAAGGCTTTTCGTTCCATGAGCGCGCCGGAGCGGGAACTGTTCCGCCGAGGCTTTGCGGCCGAGCTGGCGAACACGGTGCGCAACGCACCCGACAGCCGCGACGTGGTGCGGATGTTCGACGGCGCCAACCTGCGGAAGCTGCAGGTCATCATGCCGCCCGACGAGCTGCGTCAGCTTGAGGCTTTCGTGCGCCGCGAGAGCATCATGAACCGCCTGCGGTCGGCTACGCAGGGCAACTCGACGACCGCCCAGCAGCTGCGCGACATGAGCATCGGCGCAGGTGCGGGCGCGGGCGTTGGCATTTTCACATCCGGCGATCCTCTGACGACGGGCATCACCACTATCGTCGGCGGTCTTCTTGGCCGTGGCCGAGTTCGCGTGAACGAGAACGTCATGCGCGAGGTTGGCGAGATCCTGTCGTCAAGCGATCCCGACCGCATCAACAAGCTCCTGAACGGCCCCAATGGCGGCGTGATCATGAACGCCCTGCGCAGCATGTCGCAGGCGGTCAGCAACATCGGCGGCCGGGGCGGCTCAGCTCCGCCTCCGCCAGGCCCCGCGACCGGCTCTCCGCAGCTGATGCTTCCTCCTCCCGAGCCGCAGCGTCTGCTGCCGCCCCCTGGGCCGCCTGGTCCGACCGGCTTCGCGAAAGGTGGCCAAGTGAAGGAACCGAAGATGAGCCCGATCATCGAGGCGATCATCGAGGAGATGGGCAAGCGCATGTCGCCCGAAGGTGCCCGACGCGCTGCGGCGATCGGCGGCTACAGCCGCGGCGGCGCGGTGCAGAAGGTGGCGCGGGCGCTCGCAGAGCGACTGGTCCCGGAGGGCGGCGAGGCGACCAGGGGCGCCCTGGCGGCGTCCAGGGCCGCGCCGGAAGCGGCGATGGAGGCGGAGGGTGCCCTCGCTGCCGCGGCGCGCCCAGAGGCGCGTCCCGCGCAGCCTGAGATGACCTACTCAATGAACCCCCGCGACGAGACCCCGTTCACGTTCCAGGGCAGGAACCCGAGCGAGTGGACGCCCGAGGAGTTCCAGGAAGTCGGCCGCCGGTTCGGCGTCGAGAACCTCGGTCCCGCTTCTCCGCCCCAGACCTTCCGCTATGCCGACGAGGGCGAGTTCAGGATCCCCGGCGGCCTGGAGGGCAAGTTCACCTATCACGACCTGCTCGACATGAAGGCGCAGGGCATCGACCCCAGCAAGATCGACCGGGGCCTGCACACGCAGATCCAGCAGAAGATCCTGCGGACGATGACGCCCGACGACGTGACCGACGCCCGCGTGTGGGATGGCCTCGTGTTCGGCATGACATCGCCGAACAACCCGCTCTTCCCCAACCAGCTGGCCCAGAGCCGCCTGCGTCTTCGCGACCCGAAGATGCTGGACGATCTGTCGAGCATGATCGACTGGGCCCCCGGCCAGGCGGTCGACAAGGAAGCTCGCATGGCGGCGAACAACCGCATCGCATCCGCCTTCGGCCTGGACGCGGCGGGGAAGGGCGGCCTTGGCGCTCGCGGCTCTGCCGATTACACGCGAGTTGCCGAGCTGGCGAAGATGTTCAAGGAAAACCCCGGCTTCTTCCGAAAGAGCGAAGCAGAAGGGTGGGATCAGTTCGTGGAGCGCGTCTCGTCGCAGGTCGCAGGCCTCTCCATGAAGACCGGCTCGTTCGGCTCCGTCTGGCAGGATCCGGCCACGGCCGCCATTTCGGCGATCGACCGGCACATGGCGCGCGAGTTCGAGAAGACCGGCGGCTTGTTCCGCGACGAGGCTCAGCGCCTGGCCTGGGAAACTCGGGCCGTGGAGCGCTGGAACAAAGCCAATACCGATCGACAGGTTGCCAGCTTCTACGACCTCCGCCAGACTCCGGGTGCTGACGGGCACATCGGCGGCATGCTGCTTGAGTTCGTGGGCGACGCGAAATCTCCGAAGTATCGGACGACCGTTCTCTCTGGCCCCGACAAGGGGAAGAAGATCGTCAACCCGAAGCTGCCGCAGCACCTCCGCGACGCTCAGTTCGTCGTGGAGCCGGAGACCGTCTCGCTTATGGGCGAGGCCTATCGCCGAGCCCTTGACGTGAACGACCGCATCGCTCGCGAGAATGGTCTTGGCCTGTTCGGCTCGCAGTGGATGGAATGGGACCGCATCCGTCGGCGCCTGGAGCCGCACGAAAATATGTTCCCTGGCCTTGAGCGGATCCCGGCGATGTCGCGCGAGCAGCTGCGAGCGGTCGACGCCGAGCACGCGCTATCGGGCCACAAGAACTACACGAAGGTGGATGCGCAGGGCCGCAAGATGCGGAACATCCCGGACGACGAAATCCCCGAAGGGATGTTCCTGCAGCCGACGCGTCCGCGCCCCAATCCGGCACGCTTTGGCTACTTCGGCGCAGCCGGCGCGCTGCCGCTTGGCGGCCTGGCCGCAGCCCAGCGAGACGAATAAAGCTGAGAGAAAAGAGGTGTGACCCGCTCAAGAGGGCCTCGCGCACAGCCCGGGGGCCATTGACTTCCCAGCATGGCGGGCCACACCCCAAGTCAGAATACCCATCGTAGCCGATTAGTCAACGATGGGATCCTGACAACTCACCGGCGCTCTGGCTTCTGAACCTGGCAGCGCCCCATCGACGGGTTGGCCTGGGCCCGCACATCGGGGTTGGCCCAGGTCCAGCACTCGCCGGTCTCGTCCTGGAAGCAGACCCAGAGCAGGTGATGCTCAATTCCCGGATCAATTAAAACGTGCGCCAAAGCCTTACCGCGTGGGGTCTCCAGCGGCATCGGCGGGTCCAGCTGCAGCATCATCAGTAGGGGATCTCCCGGTCCTTCGCGACGAGGCCCTTCAGCTTCTCCACGAACGCCGTGACGGCGGCCTCGATCAGCCCGTCGAACTCCTCCGGCGTCCAGTCCATGAAGTCGGTCTTGCCGACGATCTCGATGTGCCGCCCAGCAGCTCCAGCAGCCTCGCCGAGGGCCGCCTTCTCGTTTGGGGTGGGGTCGACCATGTATCTCTCCTGACAATGACGCGAGCACAGCCCGACGTCGTTTCCCTTCAGCTTCGCGAGGGCCGGGCTGAACCCGAACCCCCGCGCCTCACGCAGGCACCGAGCGCATAGCCCGGCGGCCCACAATCTCGGCGTATCGCCCAACATCGCGGAGCTGGACTTCCTCAATGGGTGGGATCTCTCTGACCCGTCCGAGGGCCTCGGCGACGGTGTTTGGAACAGGGGCTCGACCCCCAACAGCAGCCCACCACGCCGCCGCTTTTTGCCGCGCATAGCCCTTGTGCTCCAACGCGACCCATTCGCGATGTGTGATCAGACCGCAGCGGTAATCGACGCGCAGGGTCGGCGGCGCGTCAGGCTCCGAGGCCTTGCGGTGCTCGTGATAGGTGACCGAGGACACCCGGGTCCATTGCGGCTTCCCGTTCGACAGGATCGCCAGCGTGGACGCCGTGCGGTCGATCTTCGGCGGCGGAGGAGGCGGAAACTCGTACCCGCACTCCTGGCACTCTCGCACCGAGATCGGCACGAAGCACTCGCAGGACGGGCAGGTCTTCACCGGCGCCTGACCTTCCTCGTCGCCACGCTTCGGCTTGCGCGGGTTGATCAGATCCACCGGCCCGTGCCGCTCGATGTTCCGGGCGAAGTCGAGAACGAGGCAGTTCTCCTTCCCAGGCGCCAGGCGGCTCCCGCGGCCGGCAATCTGCACGTACAGCCCCGGCGATTGCGTCGGCCTGGCGAGCGCGATCAGGTCCACCGCCGGCACGTTGAAGCCGGTCGTGAGCACGCCCATGCTGGCCAGCGCCCGGATCTTGCCTGCCTTGAAGTCGGCGACGATCCGGTCGCGCTCCCCTGCAGGGGTGTCGCCGAAGATGTTCTCGCAGGTGTAGCCGCGAGCCCGCACGAGGTCGCGGATGTGCTCGGCGTGCTTCACGCCAGCGCAGAAGAACAGCCACGCCTTGCGGTCCTGCCCTAGCGCAATCGTCTCGTCGACCACCGCCCGGTTGATCGCCTCGATGTCCACCGCCCGCTCCAGCGCTCCCGGGATGAACTCGCCGCCCCGCGTGCCGACGCCGGTAACGTCCAGCTTCGTCTCAGTCGCCTTCGACACCAGCGGCGAGAGGTAGCCCTCCTCCACCGCCCGCCGCATGGCGTACTCGTAGGCGATGCCGTCGAAGATCGCGCCCTCGCCCTGGTCCAGCCGGCCGCTGTCCAGCCGGTACGGCGTCGCCGTCAGGCCGACCACCTTCAGGTACGGGTTGATGATCTCCAGCTCG